TTAACGTAATTTCATCAGCAAACTTTGTGTGAGTATCGTGAAATTCAAGAAAAGAAGGAAAGTTTGTAAAAAAATTATCGTTAGAGTATAAAGAAGATATTTTTATATTAATAAAGATGTTTTCAGTACCAAACATTGTACTTATTTGTTTTTTAATATCTAGGCTTTTTTTGATGCCTAAAGGCTCATAAGTCGCATCAATTAATAGTACACCTGTACTATTTTTTATTCTATTTATTACACGTTTATCAATAGTTTTTAATAATTCAACTCTATCGCCCAAGCTTTGTGAAACTGGGTCACAAAAATTAATTGGATATATAAAAAAGTCTAGATCATCAATTTGATCAACAGTATAACATTTAATTATATCTTCATATGGATGAAATAATCGTGGTACTAGACAATCTTCGTGTAAAAAATAAGCATACTTGTTTAGCTCATAGTCTTGATCTAGATTAGTCTCGTTGGTTGAGTCAAATAAGAGATTCATACTTCATCCTACCATCCCACAACCTAGAAAAGCATAAACGGTTACTGTCTCTTCCTCTATTATACTCTGGAAATTTGTTATCAAGATCTAAACCAAAATACACGCAAGAAGTAGGTTTAAGACCTAATTTTGTACAGTACTCTTGCTGTTTATTTACATATTTGTTATAAATATAGGTGGGACCAAACTCTTGCATCATTTTTAAACCTAAATAAACACTTAACATATTAATATAATTATAGTTAGGCTCGTTAATGACATATAGAGGGTCTTCAAACACCTCTTTTTGTAGTCTGATACCTATTCTATAATTTTCTACAGGAAAAACTTTAGAAAGAGACGATACAACGTATTCTAAACAAGGATGTGATAAGTCTATCTCCATATCAATTGCAATATTAATATAGGCTAAATCTAAAAGAACAGGTATTTCTTTTTCATCACACTCACACAGTATTTGTTCAAGATTTGGGTATAAGTCACAAGTATCAGAAAAAGGAGCACTTATTACTAAAACATCTCCTTGTTTTAGCTCATCATCCTCCAACCAATCAAAACGCATAGGATAGTACATAGATTTTATCATCTGATGATAAAAATACTCTCCACGAGCAAGCCTTAATCTGTTTTTATTTCTATATCTGATGTAAAAATGAGTAAAAGATTCAGTAGTGCCTTGAGTAAAACAAGAATGAGTATAAGAATCAAGACCAATTAAATTATGGGAATTTCCGAGAAAGTGTTTAAATCCATCAAAATAATCAAGTTTAAGTTGTTCAAAATCGTGACTTAAAGTATCTTTTGCATACTTTTGAATTAAATAGTCGCGATGAGGTACAGTGTTTTCATCATAAACACTGTAAGCACCTCCAAAAGGTTTATTCTTATTATCGGGAAGATCTGTATAACGAACCATTAAGAGTTTAAAAATCCAGAAACTTGAAGTGAATAACGATCTTCTAGACCTGCATTTGCTGCTAGATGAAGAACAGTAGAGTCCCACATATGTCCAGTGTTTGCTTTCCAGTGTGTTACTACTGTGTCATTAAATTGCAGGAAATGTCCTGCTTTCCAGTCTAACAGTTGTAAGTTAGCTCTAACTTTAACTCTTTCATCATTTGGGAATTTTTTATTGATTTGATAAAAAGTATCACGATGCATAGGATTAGTCATACCAGGTGGTTGTTTTATCATTGATACAGTAATTGCCTCTATACCTAGTTGATTACCTAAATCTGTATAATCTATTTCACTGTTATCAAAGAATTTTTGATAAAACATAGTGTTATAATGAGTTAATGATTTAGGAAAACCACCAACTTTATCGTGAATATCTTTAAGTTCTACTTGTTGATGCCCTAAACAGTCGTGCTCAAACTGTTCCCAATCAATGTCGTAGATAAAATCAAAGTTGTAATCTATAGAAACTTCTTTAAGAAACATTTTTTATTCCCATGAGTGTGTACCTTTTTGTTTTACGGCAAAATTATAATAAGTAAGAATCTTATTAATATTGTTTTTTGAAGTAATTAATAACTCGTTAACAAAAATTATATCAATTTTATTATCAATTGCCAAGTTTAAATAACTATCACGCATCTCTTCGTCGTCTGGTAAAGAATGTATACTGAGCATTATTATATTTTGATTATTTTGAATTAGATCTTTAAGTATGGGTTGGTGTTTAAGGTGTTCATTTTCAAAAACATACCCAGAGTATTGAATATTATTATTTTTACAGTAATCTACAATATAGTTACGTTGTATATGAATAGGAATATGTTTATCAAAACTACTATTATTAGATAGATAAATTACGGCATTTTCTGTTTTTACTTGCTTCTGTTTATAATCTTTTGGTAATCTAAAGAAACCACCAGGATATCTACCATTAAACTCTTCTCCCTCAACTAAGACGTGCCAGTCGATAGCCATTCTAGTAAACTCAGTTTTATTATTGATATTACCGTGAATAATTTCTTGATGAAACAAATGAGCTTGCCCTGGAGAAAGAGTTACTGGGTATGCTTCTTCCATACACATTTTTTCAAAATCTTTTTGAGAGGTTTGCTCGTTAACAATTTTTTTAGTTATATCAACAGAGTTTTCATAATCAACTACCCACATAGAATTCGACTCAAAACACTCAGTAATTGGCATCCATATAGTACCCTGACCCCTACCATTGTTATAAAAAATACCTTGATGAAAATGTAGCCTACGTCCTAACTTCTCTTGATTAGGAACTACTAAATTTAAAGTAGGAAATCTCTTAATTAGATATCTATTGTCACCAATTAAAGGTTTAACATATTCTTCAGCAAAATCATCAATCATCTTACCAAAGCTGTGAGAGGCAAAAGATTTTTGTACGTTGTCAGTGATCTTTACTAGATCTTCTGTAGGAACTACAGTGTGTAACGTATCAAGTGTAGTGATATTAGGAAAATCTTCTTTAATTACGTCAAACACCCACTCTAAAAAGTTGTATTTTTTTATGTCATAATCTAAAGTTTTATTATTCCAATTGTTAATGTATTGTTTTTGCATATTTACTTATTTCCTTAATAGATAGATAGGCCATAACGAAGTTTCATGTCGTTTAGCTTTTAATTGAGCATAAGTATTAAGTCTCCATGCTTTCGGATTGTGTAGTATCAAAATATTTTTAGAGTATAACGTGGTCAATGTTGTTACTACAGACTCAAAGTCATCCTCAGTATGAAAAAGATCAAAAAATCTTGCAAGCACTACGCAATCATAAACCATAGTAGGAGCAGGCAACTCCCATTGTCTATTTTTATAATACCCCATTCTATAATCAATTTGTGGATTAAAGGAAGTAAAATCTTCCCACTGCTTGTGTTGTTCTATAGTGTGACACAATTTACCTTTTTTGATAAGAACTCGTTTTATAATCCCAGGTCCAGTACCTATGTCTAAAATATTAGTAAAATTATACTCATCTAGTACCTGATTAATTAAGAAAGCTTGCTTAATTAAAGATTTAACTTGGTATTGGTCTTTATACTGATTCATAGATTGGAGCGGGTATGGAGACTCGAACTCCAATCCTCTGGGTGGAAGCCAGACATAATCGCCATTATACTATACCCGCTTACTCTATAATTCCTATACACCAGTTTTCTGCTGCATCTTCTGCGTAACTAAGTGAGTGTACTGTCACATCAGAAACCATAGGACGACATTCAATTAGTTGTCCTCCAATGATCATATTTACATGCCAGACATCGTTCTTTGAAAATATCTCAGCCCGTCTAGTTCTATCTTCACTCATCATTACTTGTTTAATTTCGTTCATTGTAAATCCTTTTTGGCAGGGGCGCAAGGAATTGAACCCTGTCCTGCTGGGTTGGAGCCAGCTGTGCTACCGTAACACTTCGCCCCTGTAAGTTCAATATTCATTTTTCTAAGTAGTATTGTAAATCGAGACTGCCAAAACGTCCAGCCCCAACTGTCTTCTTCACAACGGTCACGAGCCATAAGACAGTTATCTAAACGGGTTTCATAGAGTTGAATCATCCGGCTGTCCAAAACTTCCACCACCTTTTCTTTGGGGATGTGTCCATATCTGCGTGAATATAATCAGGAATAAAGT